GAAAACTTCGCAAGTAATGCCTCTGGTGTGGCAATGCAATATAAGCAGCTAGGCGTTATTCAATTAGCCAAGGCTAAGCGCCGATCATTTTCTAAGGGATTAAGTGAAATCTATGGCATTGTTGAAGATTTAGAAAAGGCAGCTTCTGGTCCATGGAAGTTGGACTATCAGAACATTAATTTTATGTTTACTGATAACTTGCCAACAGATGATGTCGCTACTATTCAAGTATTGCAACAATCAGGCGCTAAGTTCCCTCATGAGTACTTAGACCGTTATGCCCCTGGTATTGACACTAATGAGCTTGAAACGATGCGAGAGCGTGAAAATGAGCCAGTGAATGCCATGCAGGAGGAGATGAAGCGCTTGCAGGATAAAACCTCACAGCTAGGTGATGAAGATGACGAGTAATCATGATTTAGGACTACAATTTTCCAACCAACGAGCGATAGCTGATAATCAATCAGTTAAAGAGCTTAACAAGATGATTGCCAACAATCAGCAAGCCTTCTTAGCGTGGTGGGGTAGCTTTAACGATGAGTACGATGATTTCGACCAAGCAGACTACTCACAATATCCGGATAGTGAATTGGTAATTGAGATAGACCATTACGCTATCCAGAATGGTATCAAGACGGTACAGGTGAACAATGTTGACCAGCTATTGGAGTATGGACTAATGGTGTTTACTTCAGTTGTTGCTTTAAAGGCAATTAGTTATGTTGGCAAGTCACTTAAGAATGAGGTCAAAGTAACGGCTGATTTTGGACGAAAAGTATATGACACGGCTGTACAAGAGATTACTAAGAAAGTCATTGACCAAGGTATCAAAGGCGTTAAATGGTCTGACCGTATTTGGAGTAATCAAACACGGCTACGGACTGACATGTCTAACATCTTGCGTGAATCCTTACTTGATAGCCAGAACCCTACGAACTACACCAAGCAGATTAAAGACCGCTACGGTGTGTCAAGGTATGAGGCGGAACGTATCTTGCGTACAGAAGGTGCTAGAGTATCCGCTGACCAACAAGTCAAGTCAATTAAGTCTGCTGGCTACAAGAAACTCGAATGGGTGGCAGGCGCTGGTTCGTGTCAGTTGTGTATGGAACTAGATGGCAAGCAATTCAAAGCAAGCAGCTTCGGATCTGGGCGCTATGTAATTCCAAAGCATCCTAACTGCCGCTGCTCGGTAGTAGCGGTCGACGAATCGGACACAACAGTATATGAGGATTAGGAGAAATAATATGACACTTACGCTGGTTACAAAAAATGGCGATAGAAAGGTTATTAGTGATATTCAAACAGTAAGCGAAACAAAAGATTATGTTCAAGTTGAATATAGTGACCCAGATTTAAATGAGGATGTTCAGCTTCTGATTGGTAAATCACGATTGTCTGATGTAATTACAGGAAGTTAATATTCAAGTTGAAAGCATTCACTTAATTGTGAGTGCTTTTTTAGTACATAAATCGACCTGGGAAGTCGTTAAAAGCACCATAACAACGGAGTAGCGAGTGGAGGGTGTGCCATTAGGTGGAAACTGTGCAAGCTACTGTGAATTTATGTAGGAGGACGACATGTCGCAAGAAGTTGATACGCAAGTTGACCAAGAAACCGAAGTACAAGGTGGGGAGGGCCAACAAGAAACACAAACTCTGTCGCAAGAGGAGGCTAACAAATTAGCTGAACAAGAGGCAGAACGTCGAGTGGCGAAGGCTCGTGCTAAGTGGGAAGAAACCATGAAGGACAAGCTCGAAGAAGCGAAGTCAGAAGGCGAGAAGTTAGCCAAGATGAGCGCACAAGAAAAGGCAGATCAAGCAGCTAAGAAACAGGCAGAAGAAATGAAAGCCCGTGAAGAAGCGTTGAATAAGCGTGAGCTTACTGCCAGTGTGCGTGATAAATTGGCTGATAAAAACTTGCCGAGTGACTTAGCTGAAACACTTGTTTCAATTGGGGATGCTGAACAAATTAGCAAGGCGATCACGACCCTTGATGGGTTGATTGCTGAACGAGTTAATCAAGAGGTTAACCAGAAGTTGCAAGGCTCTGGCAAGCCAAAAGGTGGTGCTTCGTCACTAACTGATGAAAATGACCCATTTGCCGCTAAGGCAGCAAAGTATAAATAAAGGAGGCCTAAAATGGCTCAAGAACAAATCTTTAATAAGAATTTTGCTGGAATTATTACGCCAGCTTTTCGTGCGTTGTCTGCATTTCAACCAGCATTCGGTGACTTGCAAACCAAGGATGGCGTAACTGAAAACGCAACCATGTTCTCTATCAAGTCAAATGACTTGCCAGCAGAACTTGGCAACTATGATACTGATCCAAACACCGCTTTCAATGATGGCTCTGATAAGACAAACCGCTACGGTAAGTTAAAGGAAATCATCTATAAGGAACAAGATGTCCCTTACGATGGCAACTGGGCATTTCGTGAAGGTCTTGACCGGTTTACTGTAAATGCAGACCTTAACTCTGCCGTTGCCGAGCGTTTGGACTTGCAATCACAAGCAAAAGTTCGTTTGTTTAATACATTGTTTGGAAAGAAGCTGACGGAAAGCGCTTCTGGTGACCTGGGTTCTGTATCTGACGTTGTCAAGTTGTTTGGAAAGGCTTCTCAAACATACACGGACATGGAAATCATGACCCCAGTACGTGCGTATGTTGATCCAGAAACGTACAACGCCATTGTGGATGCTCCAGCAACTACGACTGCTAAGAACTCTGCTACGAACATTGACACAAATGGTGTAGTGATGTTGAAGGGAATTCGTGTTACTCAAGTTCCTACTCAATACATGAATGGTGCTAAGGTCATCTTCACGCCTGACAACATTGGCCGTGCATTCTTGGGAATTAACATTGTTCGTACGATTGAATCTACTGACTTTGCTGGTGTTGAATTGCAAGGTGCTGGTAAGTATGGCGTATGGGTGTCTGACTTGAACAAGAAGGCCATCTTGACGGCTGGAATGGCCAAAGGTTCATCTGCTTCAACAGGCAAGTAATTAGTTGAAAGGGGCTATTATGAGTGAAACTAGTGTTGATACTGCAAGCGACTATGAGAAACTCTTAGACCCTAAGAGTTCGGTTAAGGATAAGCTTGAAATCATTGAAAAAAATGTGAAAGCTCGCTTGTCTGTCTTGCTCGGGATTAAAAACACAAACATTCCTGATCAGTTTGACTACATTGTAGATGAAGTAGTGGCTGCTCGTTTTTCTCGTATTGGTAATGAGGGGATGAAGTCTGCTGGTCAGGATGGGTTAACACTTGTCTTTCAAGAAGATGATTTTTCTAAGTTCAAGAATGAGATTGACGAATACCGCACCGGAAACGTTACTGGTCGGCAGAGAGGTCGGGTGATGTTCCTATGAACGCAGCTACAAAGGTTGCTTTGTATGTCAAAGTCAAAGGAACACAAGACCCTCGTAATCCTCGCAAAAAAGGGGATGACGAGTTAGTTGCCGAGGTTACAGTGAATGTGACTAACTTAAGCGCTGCTAAGTCATATCGAGAGTACGGCATTGTTTCATACGGAGAGAAGATTATTCGTTCTGTTGGTATCCTGCCATACTTTGATTATTGCTTGATTGATGGCAAAAAGTACGTGGTGCAGGAACGACAGACAGCTGGTATTCGCTCGTCTATTCGAGTAAAGGAGGGATAATGTCATCTGGAATGAAAGTTGTAGGAGCTGATAAGTTCATCTCTGGTCAGCATAGATTGATGGCTGCCGTTCCTAAGCAGGTTGAGGCGCTTATTCGCTCTACATCCGCTAGTACACAACAGCAAGCACAAAGGCTTGAACCGGTTAAAACTGGGTTCTTAAAGCGCCAGACAAAAGTCACTGTTACCAATAATGCATGGCATATACGTGGAGTTGTTTCTGCTGATGCGTACAATGGTAAGTTTAACTATGGCTATGCTCAGGAGAATGGAACTAAGCATATCAAGCCGAAACTTTTCATGTATCAAGCATTTGAAACACATAAGAACGTATTTATCAGCAAGATAAAGGCGGTGGTTCATGTTTAGAGCAAAGCCGGACTACGAACTTTACAAAAATATTGGCGGTTATCTATACGAAGAGTATGGAAACCGCTTTTTTAATACACTCCCAGAGTTACATGATGAAAACTTTGACACACCTCTTATTTGTATTGGTGATTATTCAATGGCCCAAGATACGCCAACTAAGGATGTCCTGCGGTCACGCCCATCAATCACGATTCACTTGTTTGTATCGGCTAATGTTGGGGATGGAAGAGATCAATTAGAGGGAATCATGTCTAGGGTATACGCATATGCTCTTGGGCTTAACTTAGTAGGGGAATATCAAGTTGCTTTAGATACTAGATACACCGTTAATTCGGTGTCACTGGAACAAGAAGATAATTTGAGACTACTACACGGAACACTCGATTTAACATATCGAGTCAATTAACAAGGAGGAAGAATGGCAGATTTGAAAACAATGTCTGGTGGAAAGGCACTGGTTTTTGCTCGTGTTGAAGAAGACCAAGCAAATGCTAGTGGAGTGATGGTTGCTTATCAAACAACTTACTCATATAAGCGGTCTAAGGACTCAAAGACTGAAGACACTAAGACTGGAAAAGTATTGAAGGGTGGAGCTGTAGAAGCTACGTTCTCATTGGAATTGTTATCATCTAAGCAAGAAATTGTAACGAAGCTTGACAATGCCTTTAATGATGGCAAGAACGTTCAATTCTGGATTGTCTACACAGACACGCCAGGAACAAAGACTGGAACATATGTTGCTCGTTCGATGACGGCTGTAATGACTTCAGTTGAAGAAACTGGAGACTCAGATAACTCAGTTTCTTTGAAGATTGAGGCATCAGTTGAAGGTGGTTACGCAGCTTCTGGAGAAGTACAGTTGAACCTTGATGATGACAAGGACAAGGGAGTTCAATTCATTCAGCTTGGCAAGGTAACTGAAAATGAAACGTCAAATAGTTCATCGGCACCAACGCCAACAAAGTAAATGACCATAGCGACAACGGCTAAACGTTCAAATGGGGTGAGAGGCCCAACGTTAGACAAACAGAAAAATAGGAGATTAAACATGGAATATACAGTAAATGGTAAGACGGAAGAATTTTCTTTTGATATGAAATTCATTCGAGAAATGGATCGTATGCACAAGATTAGCCGATTTGGAATGGATATGGCAGTTGGACTGCAAACTTCTTTAAACGCTTTTCTAAACATGGACTCATTAACGGCATTGTCAGACATCTTGCTAGGCGCTAACCACGCTGCTGGAGGAAATTTGAAGACAAGCGATATCGATGCATTCTTTGAAGATGAAAATACTGACTTGGATGCTGTCTGGGAGGAAGTAGCTAAGACACTTGAAGAAGGAAAATTTACGAAGCGCCGGGTAGCAAAGATGCAAGCCGAACAAGCAGCGCAATTGGCAGCCCAGAAGGCGATGATGGAAGAAAATTAGATAGTGAGAGTCGCTATCATGAATTAATTGTTAATGGCCTTAGATGGTTCAATGTATCGCGAGTAAGCGATGTTGAACAGATGACACCAGCTGAGTATGAATTGCAAGTTGAAGCTTATGAGTTGCGACAAGTAGATAAATCTAGGGAACATTATGAAATTGCCTGGGCCACAATGAAGTCTCAGCAAACCACGGCCAGCGGTAAAGATTTGAAATATAACACATTTGAAAAGCTCTATGAAACTGATGCTAAAAAGATGATGAAAAAGATTAAATCACGCTACAACCCAGCCGTAGTTCAATCTGATGTAGATGATACTGAACAAACAGACATGAGCTTACTGGATAAGCTAGAAAGGAGGTTAAATGGCTGATAATTGGCAGGTCACAGCAATATACGATGCCAATGTTGCTGGATTAATGGCTGGAGTGCAGTCTGCAATCAATACAATGGATCGATTTGCGGATAGTGCCAAAAGCTCTATGGGAAACATTGAAAGAACAATGAAGCCTATTGGAAAGACCATGTTAGCTGCTGGTGCAGCAACAACTGCATTGGGAGTAACCTCTTTGAAGGCTTTTGGAACGTTTGAACAAAGCCTTAATCAAGCGGCAGTTATCGCTGGAGGGACTTCCAAAGATATTGGCGGTTTATCTGACATGGCCAATAAAATGGGAGCTGATTTGCCTCTGAGTGCTCAAGCGGCAGCGGAAGCAATGGTTGCGATGGCTCGTGATGGAGCTTCTATTAGCACAATCAAGGAAGAATTCCCGTCTATTGCTCGTGCGGCTACTGCTGCTGGGGAAGATTTGCAAACGACTGCTGGTGTAGTTCAGCAATCAATGAACATTTGGGGCAAAAGCCTTGATGGGTCATCACAGGCAGCCGCTATTCTGACTCAGACAGCCAACCTATCTAACGCTTCAATTGGATCAATGCAACAAGCGCTGGCTACTATTGGTGGAACAGCCTCGAATGCTGGAATATCCATGCAGGACACGTCAACGGCTATCGGTCTTTTGACTAACCGTGGTTTTAGTGCCGCTCAGGCTTCACAAGATTTAAACCACGCTATGTTGATGATGCAAGCACCAAGTAAAGTTGCTGCTAAACAAATGAGTGCATTGGGCATTACTTTTACTGATGCTCAAGGAAATATGAAGCAATTCCCTCAAATATTGTCTGAAATATCTCAAAAAATGGACGGAATGAGCTCTAGTGATAAAGCGGCAGCATTGAAGAACATGTTTGGAACGTCTGGAATGGCCGCCATTCTTCCACTTCTTGACTCAATTAATGACAAAACTGGTAACACGACGACTTCATGGGATGCTTTTTCAAAGGAAATGCAAAAAGCTTCGGCAAACGGACAAGTATCTACTGACTTTTTGAACAATCAAGCAACTGAAATGCAAAAGAATATTGGTTCTAAGATTGAACAGATTGGTGGAAACTGGGAATCTCTTCGGAACAAGTCAATGTCAAGTAAGTCTGGCGTTACTGGTTCAATGATTGATATGACAAATTCAACCATTCAATGGGCCGAGCAAAGTAGTAACCCTATTGCTAAGGTAACACGAGGGTTTGTTGGATTATCTCCAGCCATAGGCCCCGCAGTAACCGCAACCGGAGGTTTCTTAGTTAATGTTGGCAAGATTGGTTCGGCAGTATCTGGAACAGTAAAAGTAATGTCAGGGATGACGAAGACTATTTTCGGACTTGTTGCTAAAATGTTGGGGCTTAGCGGTGCTAATACTACTGTTGCCACAACTTCTGCACCGGCAGCGGCTGGTACAAAAGCAGTCGGAGGGGCTGCTAAAACTTCCGCAAAAGATATGATGCAGATGGGGCTGGCAGTTCTTGAAATTGGAGCTGGTCTTGCCTTAGTAACAGTCGGATTTGCTGCTCTTGTGTTATCGATTACTCAATTAGCTAAGACAGGTACAGCAGGAATAATTGCTCTTACTGGCGTAACTATTGCAATATCTGCACTAGTTGCAGTATTTGCGATATTTGGTCCGGCCCTTAGTGCTGCACTTCCAGGAATGATAGGACTTGCTGCAGTGACAATATCATTTGGAGCGGCTATTTTGATGGCTGGAGTAGGAGTTGGAATTGCAGCGGCAGGAATTAGTTTGTTAGTAAATTCTATTTCTAATTTGATAATTGTTTTGAGCACCGCTAGTACAGCGAGCCAAAATATTCAAATGATTATGCTTGCAATGGGGCAGGGCTTCGCTTTAATGATTGTTGGATTTTTAGCAACAATTACTGCAAACGCACCACTTATTGTTTCAGCATTTGTAAATATTATTGTTCAATTCGTGCAGACACTGGCAACAAACACACCTATTCTTATTCAGTCGTTCATTAATATGTTAATCGGCATGATGAACGGTATTGCAACACAGGCGCCACAACTTATTAATTCATTTGTTAATATGATTGTTAATATTTTAAACGCCTTGACTGCTAATGTTCCTAAATTTATGGAAGCAGCGGTTAATTTTGTGGTTGCGATGATTAATGGATTAGCAGATAATGCTGACAAACTTATTGATGCAGGTTTGAATTTATTAATTAAGACGGTTCTTGGAATTACCAATAACCTTCACAAATTAACTGGTGCGGCTATCGAATTTGTAGAAAGATTAGCATTCGAATTGGGGTATGCTGCTGGACGATTATTAGCATCTGGTACGACGTTGGTTGATAAAGTTATTGATGGATTTAAGAGTGGATATTCTCAAGGACATGGATTAGGGTCTGGATTTGTTACTAAGATTGCTGATGGAATTAAGCCATCATCTCTTGTAAAAAATGGAAGAGCCATTATTGATGGATTTATTGACGGAATAAAGGGTGCATGGGAAAGCGGTAAGAAAATTTTATCGGATATAACTCATGCAATTCCAAAATTAAAAGGACCTTATTCTTATGATAAAGTATTGCTTAATCCTGCAGGGAAAGCAATTATGGATGGGCTTAATAAAGGAATTTTAAGTGGATTTGAGGTAGTCAAGTCGAACCTTTCTGGAATGGCTAATATCATTGAACAGAAGTTTGGAAATCCAAGTCTTGAATATTCAATGAATCCAGTTTTGTCAGAAGATTTGAGTAATTTGCAATCTGGCAATATGCAAGTTAACGGTAAAATTGGTCAAACTATGCAAATGCAATCTGATAGCCTAATCAGCGATAAGCTGAATGATGTCGTTGAAGCCGTTAAAAATGGTCATATCATTTCCATGGATAGCGGTAAATTGGTTGGAGCGACCGTTAATGATTACGATGGTGCTCTTGGAAGTATCATGACAAATGATCGGAGGAACACGCTATGAGTTCAGAATACATTCAATTTGGTCAATTTAATTCATCAGATTATGGATTATATTTACTTGAGCGTGAGGCCCCAACACCGGCAGAAAAGGTAGTTACCGAAAACTTGAGTTATGCCAATGGTATTTTGGACTTTTCGAGTGTCACAGGTGAACGCTTTTTTGACCAGCGTTCAATCGCTTATCAATTTAGGGCCTACAAACTGCCCTACAGCGAGCGTAAGTTGCTGGAAAACAAAGTAAAGCGGCTAATTATGTCACCGTTTGACCAACGACTATATGATAGCCACGACAAGGGATATTATTGGGTTGGTAAGGCAAAGAGTGTCAAAGTTGATGATGATGCAACTTATAATACTCTTACCTTAAATATTGAATTTGACCTATACCCGTTCGCCATTAAGAATAACAGTAGCATTGATAACTATGATGACTGGGATACCTTTGATTTCGATAATGACTTCATTCAGCCGTTCTCTTACCAAATTGACGGCAAGCGTGAGCTTGATTTGATGAATGTTGGCGAGAACAGCCTTAGTCCAACGGTTGTGACGAGTGACAATATCGAGGTTGTCAAGAACGGTCGTTCATATATGTTCAGTCCTGATAAATCGAAAGATTATCTGTTCTCATTAGAACGGGGAAATAATCATGTGACGATTAAGGGCAATGCGACAGTTCGATTTGTGATTCAAAGTGAGGTGTTGCTCTAATGTACCGAGTAATTGTTTACAAGAATGCTAGTGACCAGGTCGGCGAGGTGCTACATGAGCCACGTAATTATGGTAATAAGGCCATATCTGGTGAATTGGATATGCAGTTTAATGGTATTTCAACAGCCTTATTTACAATTACAATGCAAAATAGCCTCTATCGTCAGTCAGAAGCCATCGCCAACCTTGTTAAGGTGATTGACACTAACACAGGTAAAGTCGTCTTTGACGGCCGTGTGGTTAAGATTGATGGTTCCTTTAGTGGTAGTCACACGCAAACGCTACAATGCGAGGACTGCCTAGCTTATCTGCACGATAGCACGCAAGTATATCGTAAGGTCCAAAACACGAGTATTCGGGACTTCCTGCAGATGATTGTTGATGAACATAACCGGCAAGTTGAACCCCACAAGCGTTTTCAATTGGGGCAAGTGACCGTCGTTAATAGTACGGACAATGTCTATCGTTACACGGATGATGCTCAAGACACCTTTGACACAATTAAAGACAAGCTGATAAGTCGCTTAGGCGGCTTTTTAATTTGGCATCGTGACAGCAATGGGCAACTGGTGCTGGAGTACTTGGCCAGCGTTGGCGAACATATTGATACACCAATCAAGTTGGGTAAAAACCTCAAGAGTGCTAAGCGTGAGTATGATGTTCGAGACATTATTACTCGTCTAGTACCAATTGGATCACCAATTGAACAGCAACAAACTGAACAGTCAAGCGATGACACGGCTGCCGCACAACCAAAGACAACTATCGAATCAGTTAATAACGGTATTCGTTACTTAGACGACTCAGCTTTGATTGGTCGCTTTGGCATTATCCAGAAGGCTGTCGAGTGGAATAACGTAAAAGTTCCTAGCATTCTGAAGAGCAAAGGACAGGATTACCTGCAGAATCAGCGAGTCGGTTTGCTAACGTGGTCGGTTGATGTGGTTGATATTTCGTTGTTAGACCCAACATATAAGTCATTTGAGATGGGAAACTTTTACCCAATTCACGACCAATTCTTGGGACTGGTAGAAGATTTGCAGGTTGTTGCTAAGAAGCTGGATATTACACAACCACACAAGATGTCACTCACGATTGGTACGAAGAATCGAACCCTTTCCCAGTATCAGCTCGACTATCAGGCTGCTATGCAGTATGCCGAGCAACAAAGGCAGAATGCACAACAGACGGCTAATGATTTGAAGAACCGAATCAAGGAACTGTTGACAGTCACAAATCGTATTCCTGAACAAGATAAAGAAATTGCTGATTTGCAAAACCGCTTGAAGGAGTTAGAAGCGCAACAGACACAGTATTTTGATGGGGTTATTATTGATGTCTCCGAGTTTCAGGGCGATATTGATTGGTCGAGAGTAAAGGCTAGTGGTCTAGCATTGGCCATTGTCCGAGTGCAGTACGGTGCTAATCGGGCTGATTTGAAGTATCAACAAAACCTGTCTGCATTAGGAAATGTAGGCGCTAATTACGCCGTTTATTCCTACATGACTGCTAGTGATACCGCTAGTGCTGAAAGCGAAGCACAGGCGCTCTATACGAGGACACAGCAAGCAGGCAATGGTAAGCAACCTCGCTTTTACATGATTGATGTGGAAGAGACCACAGGTAATGACATGCGAGGAATTGTTGAAGCCTACATGAACAAGTTGAATAGCTTAGGGGTACCGGATAACAAAATAGTCCTCTATATCGCTAATCACTTGTACAGTTCGCTTAATCTTAACGTTGGCCGAGCAGGTTCAATCATGATTCCGGCTTATCGCTCAACGCCGCCAGACCATGCTTATGACTTGTGGCAATACACTAGTTCTGGTTTGGTTAGTGGCATTAACGGAAACGTTGATATGAGCAAAAATTACTCTGACCGCTTCAAGAATCAATACTTAAGAAAGGAAT